CTCGTTTGCGGCCATCCTCGTCCGTGATGCGATCCCCGACGCGAATGACCGCGTCAGTGCTCACGTGCGCATCGCTGGTGATTTCCCGATCCGTTTCGGTGCGGACGACATTCTGCTCGTTGAACCACCGGACGCGAATCTCGGTCGCGATCCCGTACGTGTTCCCGCCGTAAGCGTCAGTTCCGATGCGGCGTTCGAGCGTGCATTTCTGCAGGAAGAACCGCTCGATCCACACGTTAGAGTCCCGTGTCGATGATGCGGTACGGGGACAGAAGCGCGATCGCGTCACCCCTGAGGCCGCCATTGAAACTCATGCTCGCACCCTGGTTGTTGCTGACGTTCCCGTACGTGATGCTGGCGTTGTCGATTCGTTCCGTCTGCACGTTCGCGTTCGGTCGATCGAGGTAGTCGCTCACGTGCGCGATGATCGCCTGCTGAATGCCCATCGGGACGCTGGCGCTAGTGCTGCCGTAACCGGCGTTGTACGTGACGAGGACGGCAGCGCGATCCCGAACGTCGGTTGGCCAACTGACGCCTGGGTTGAGCACTACCCGCGCGGGTTCGGTGATCGAATCGACGTAGTAGGACGACGAATCGATGGTTCGAAGCGTGTTGCTCTCGTCGTAGTACTGCACGGTCGTGAGGGTCACGAGCGGTGGTCTGGGGAGCAGGATGGGTTCCTGGCTGATGAACGCGCGTAGGGGCGCTTGAATGGTGCCATCCCACCATGGGATGCGGCCGGGGGGGAAGCGATCGACTTGGTACTGGATGGTTTGCGTGATGAATGCGCGCGCGGTGAACTCTTCCGCGAGGGTGCGTGCGATCGTGATTTGCATCGCGATCGTTGCGTCGCGCGTGTCGGTGGTGATGCCGAGCATCGCTTTGACTTGCTCGACGCTCACGGGTTCGATCGCTGGCGGTACCGTGACCCGGAGTGCCCATCGTGGGTCGGGTGTCCAGCGGGAGCGGAGGGCGGGAATCACTTGATGCGCTCCACGGTCGCCTTCGCTTTCCTGCTTGGTGCGGAGCGAGCGGTGATGCTGCTGCTGCGCGGGATGGCGGGCGTGTTCTCGTCCGCATGCAGTCTTTCTGCCCAGCCTCGCTGCAGTGCAACAGTCACGAAGCCGTTGCCCGCGCGAGGATCGAGGCTGCTGACGATCTCCCCGATGCCGAACTGCACGACGGAGTGACCGTCAGGCAGCCAGGCGGCGCGGGAGAGCATGCGGACGAGAACGGGTTTCATTAGCTGACGGCGCCCGTCGTGACGGTCTTCGCGTTCGCGGGATCGCGATCGCTGAGGGTCAGGACAGCCATGAGGCTGACGAACGCGCTGACGGTGCCGGTCGCGTCGAGGAGGACGCGAAGGTACCGCTTGCTGCCGACGACACCGACGGCGGCGACGTTCGCGGTGACGGCGTTCTGGAGGGTCGGCATCGTACCGCGGAGGTTCGCGGCGGCGACGTCAGTGTAGGAACCGGCGGTGCCGGGCGTCGCGGATGCCTCTTGGACTTTGATGACGATGTTGTTCGAACCGGCGCTCGCGGTGACGTCCGAGTACGTCGCGACGATATCGACGGCATCGAAGCCCTGGAGGTCGAGGTAAACGCTGCTGGTGTCCGCCGTGACGGCGGCAGCTGGCGCGAGGAGTTGCACGTACTTCTTGCTGGTGACGGTCTCGCGATTCATGCTCATCTCCTATCAGCTCGCCGCGATGTCCATCAGCTTGAACGCCTCGAAGTTGAGGACGTCCCCGCCGACGCGCTTCGTGGTGTAGAACTCCACGTGCGGCTTCGCCGAGTACGGATCGCGGAGGATGCGGATGCCGAGGCGATCCACGATGGTGTAACCCTGACGGAAGTTACCGAAGCCCGCGACGACAGCGCCGCCGGCGATGTCCGCCATGTCTTCGAACTCGACGATCGGGTAACCGGCGAGGGTGGCAGGCTGGTTCCCGAAGCCGGGTGCCCACATGAACTGCCCGGTGCCGGCACCGCCCGACTCGTCGCGGATGGTGCGGATGACCCCGACGGTTGCGCGGTTCATCACCCAGACGCTGCCGGGACGGTACGCGGCTTTGAGGGCGTAGATGATGTTGTAGATGCCCTCGGCGGCGATCGTCGCGGCGTCGAGGGACGGGATGCGTTCAATCGTGCCGCGGGTGGTGCCGTCCGCGTAGGTGGTGAACCCGCGGGGTTGCCCGACGCCGTTACCGTTGACGAACGCGAGGTTCTCGGTGCGCGCGAACTTGTCCGCAACTTTGCGGCTGATCCACGCTTCGATGTCCACCGCGCTGTCGTCGAGGAGCTTCTGCGTCGCGCGGGGGTTCGCGTAGAGTTCGTGCGTCGGGATGCGCCACTGACCGAGTTGCGGCGTGGCGGTTTCGGCGCGGGAGCCGCGTTCGGCGACCCAGGCGGCGGCAGCTTCATCGCCGTCGAAGAGACCCTCGAGAGCGTCCGTGCTGATGGTTTCGACGGTCGCGACCTGCCGCATCGGGCTGGTTTCGTAGACGACCTCGATGATGCGAGCGGACTGTTGCGGGGTGACGAGGTACCCGCCGTCCGGATCGGAATCCACGCTGAGCGCCTTCTGGTGCTGCTCGAGGATGTCGCGTTCGTGCGCGGTGAGGCGCTGCTCGCCGCGGCGGAGGTACTTGACGAGGACTTCGCGGGCGGGATCGGAATCCTTCGCGATCGGCGCGTTCGCGGTCGTGCGGAGCGCCTGCGCTTGGGTTTCCTTGAGTTGGTCGGTGAGTTCGTCGATGCGGGCGTTCAGTTTGGTGAAGGTCTCGCGAGCGAGGCCGTCCGCCTTACGCCATTCACCGAACTCGGTCGCGCGCTGCTGCAGGGTCGCGATGGTTTCCTGCAGTTCACGCTGGAGGTTTTGAGTGTCCACGCTGGTTCCTTTCATTGGTGCTTGAGGAGTTCTTGCGCTTGCCTGAGGGCGCGGGACAGGACCGTGCTCTCTGATGCGCCGGCTGGGGGCGCTGGTTCCAGTGTTGCACGAACGGAGCGTAGCAGTCGCGTTAGTTCGATCTGCGCGTCGATGCTCTTCTTGAGCTCCGCGATGGTGTCACGCAAGTCCGTGAGGATGGGGTCGGCTTTCACGGCGGTGATCACGGCAGCTTCGTTCGCCGGGAACGTCACCATGCTGTATTCCCAGAGGCGTACTTCGCGGAAGACGCGCGCTTGCCGTTCCTCGTCGTACATGGCGGCGGCTTGCCCGTCCTCAGCCATGCGGGGGACGGTGAAGCCGATGCTCATGCCGCCGAGAGCGCCAGCTTTCGCGAGCGCGTACGCTTCCTGCGCCTTCTGGACGGGCATGACGAGTTGCGCCATGACGCGAAGGCCGTTCTCGTCCTCGGTCATGGATTTCGTGACGCCGATCGGCATCGCGGCGTCATGCTGCCAGAGGACGGGCACAGCGCGGTTCTTCGCTTGCCAGGAGCGGATCGTGCGACGGAACGCGCCGGGGGCGATGATGTCACCCTCCGCGTCGATCACGTTGAAGACGCTGGCGTACCCTTCGATCATTCCGTCTTCACTGACGGCTTTCACTTGGAACTCGAAGCTGCGACGCAGCAGGTCACTCATGGTTCTTTCTCCTCGTAGAAGACGGCGCATCGGCATTGAATGACGTTGCTGGCGCTACCGGCTGGGTCGCCTGGGTACTGGAGTTCCTCGCCGTCGACGATGAAGACGCCGCGAATGTCGGTGCGTTGCCCGTCGGCGGCTCGATGCGCGTCGCGGGTGCGATCGTCACTCGTCGCGATCCACACTTTGTCGAGGTCGAGGCCGGTCGCGAGCGCGGCATCTTGACTGCCGCGATTCGTCGCGCGGATCGTTTCGGTGCGTGCGATGACGAGTGAGCGGTTCGGGATGATCTGCTCGAGTTGCAGGCGGTCGATGAGTTCAGCAATGTTCGGCATGCTGAGTCCTTCACCGACGCCGATGCCGATCAATCCGGCGAGCTCGTCGAGAGTGGTCTTCTGGACTTGCCCGACGAGTTTCGCGGTGTGATTCACGGCGGCTTCGAGCGACTGCTGGAAGTAGATGCCGAACAGGAGCCGCCAGAGGTTCATGTTCACTTGCGGTGCCTGCTGGCGTTCGAGGCGTTTCCCGGTGAGTCCCTGGTAGGCGTCCTCGCCGCCTGCGTACGTGATTGCAAGAATCCACGGTAGCAGGTCGTCGGCGAGTTCCTGTTCGGTGAGGAGTGCTGCGGGGAGTTTGATGAGCGCATCCGCTGGGCTTTTCGCGGAGTTCATCGCGGTGCTCACGCGAGCGCGTTGCCGTTCGAACACGCTGCCGATGTGCTCCGCGAAGCGGTTCTCCCATTGGATCTGAAGGCGTGTGCGGGCACGCTGGTATTCGCTCGGGTTGTCGCGGGCGAGGAGGATGCGTTGCTGGTCGTCCTCTTGCTTGGTGCTGCGGCGTTCGCGGGCTTCCTCGCGTTCGATGATCGCGCGTGCCCAGCGTTGTCCGGGGTCGCCTCCCCAGAGTGCCCATGCGATGCGGCCGGCGCTTGGGTACCCGTCCTCGCCGGGGTTGAAGCCGGTGCCTTGCTTGTCGACCTCGTGCCGCGCGAAGTAGGAGTTCATGCGGCGGACGGTGTCGATCGGTAGGTTCCGGCCGTTGCTGATGTCCCTGGCGCGGGCGACGCCGACTTCGGTGCCGCCTCGACCGTACTCTTGTCGCCATGCGAGACCGCGTCGTGCTTCGTCACGCATGCCGCTCGTGACCGGGTACGACTTCGTGAGCATGCGGAGTTCGACTTGCTCGTCGAGGTCGTCGAGGGTGTCGTCGAGTTCGTCGTCGGGAATCTCCTCGATCTCGTCCTCGTCGTCGGGTGGCATTGCGACACCGCCGCCGGCGGGTGCTGCGAACTCGTCACCGTCATCGACGGGTTCGTACCCGAGAAGGTGCCGGGCTTCGTTGCGGGTAATGAAGCCGGTCTTGTACCCGATCTCCGCTCGCGTCCAGAGGCTTTCTTGGTCTTCGCTGAGGCTCGAGTAAGCATCGCGATCGTACGCGAGTCGCACGTTCGGACCGTAGAGGGGAGCGAGCCAGGCGTTGAGTTCCTCGGTGAGGTACTCGATGAATGGCAGGACGGTCGTGATCGTGAGGGATCTGAGTGCTTGGCGTTGGTTCTCGAACGTGCCCTCGGACAGTCCCGTGATGACGGGGTGAACGCCGAAGGCGGCGTGAATCTGACGAGCAGCGTCCTCCTGCCCGGCGAGGAAGTCTAGGTCGCGGGGGCTCAGGCCGAGTTCCTGCCAGGTGGTGCCGTCCTCGACGAGCATCGGGCGGCCACGACGCGCCATCGCGGCAGCATCATCGAGCTGCTCACGCAAGCGGCTGAACTGCTGATCGGTGAGCCGCTGGTTCGTCACCCAAGCGCCGGAGGGTCGAGCTCCGTTCTGGATGAGCGCGAGGTTGTGCGCCTGCCCACCGTTGAAGGTGTCGATGCCGCGCGCTGCCGCGGCGAGGGGCGACAATCCGTACCAGTCATCGCTCGGATTCCACTTCTTCAAGTGCCGAATCTGCCAGGAGTCGTACCGAAGTTTTTGTCCACCGACCTCGTACTCGTACCCTCGAATCAGCGTCTGCGGATCGGGAATGACACGCATCCGATCGGGTCGTTTCACCCACAACTCGACGGGTGGCCGGTTCGGGAGACCGACTCTCTCGATGTACGTGTTCCCTGCCGTCTCGATGAAGCCGATGACGGCTTCGAGGAAGCTGCTGCTGGACTGCTGCGGGTTCGGGCGTTTCATCAGGTCGAGGAGCGGATGACGATCGGCTTCCTCGTCGTTGACGAAGACCATCCACTTCGTGTCGCGTGCCATGCGGCTGATCCAGCCGACGCAAGCGTACGCCCAGACGGCTTGCTCGTAACCTTCGCGGATGAGGGCATCGAACCGGCGGGGGGTCCAGATGGCATCTTGTCCGCGGACCGCTTCGACTTCGATGCGGGTCGCTGCGCTCGCTTTCGTTTCCGTCACGTCACCTCGAAGGCGACGCAGAAGGTTGAGCATTATAGGCTCCTGACGCGCGGGCCGCTTCCGGCTGCGCTGACTTGATTGTAAGCGTACGCTGCAGCGTCGACGAGGTCATCGTGCTTCCCGACGGGGAAGCTGAGGAGTTCATCCTCGTACTCTTCGAGGGCTTCCTCGTGCCATACGAGTCCTTGTTCGTAACGGACTGCGAGGGGTAGGAAGCGCGTGAGTTTGTCCTTGTCGGGTTTGATGCCGATGATCGGGAGGGTGCTGTCGCGGAGGAGTTGCTCGACGACGGCTGCCTGGTACTGCACGCTTTCGATCGCGATGATGGCGGGCTTGTAGCGATGCGCGAGCGCGCGAATGAAGTCCACGCTTCCTTGGAATCCGGCGCGGGTGCGGCTGGCGTGAACGACGTGAATGTTGTCTTGGTGTTTTCCGAGGATGACGGCGGCGGTGTAGTCCGCGTCGGTGCGTTTGCTGATGGCGAGGTCGACGCCCATGACGAGGGTCATGCCGGCGGGGGCGGGTGCGTGCTTCAGCCATTCGCGGCGGACGGTGGCGCCTTGCATGTCGACGAACTCGGCGAGGTACTCCTGCTGGTACACGAGGCTGGGGAGTTCCCGTTTGGCGGTGTCGAGTTCGGTGGCGCTGATGAATGGGTTGAGGCTGGTGGGGAGTTGGTGACTGATCCAGTCGGGGTCGTTGCTGCGTCCGCGGTCGAAGAGGGTGCGGAAGTAGTTTGCGCCTTTGGGCGTGCTGGCGAACCAGGCGCCACCGCGGTAGTCCGTGAGGGTGGGCCTGATGGCTTCGAGCCATTGCCGCTCTAAGCGGGAGGCCATGGCGGCTTCGTCGACGGCGATCGCGGCGTACTTCCTGCTTCGTCCTGGGTCGTCGGTGTTGTGGAGAGTCCAGAACTCGAGGGTGCCGCCGGTGATGAGCTCAAGGCGTTTCTTCTGCTGGTCCTTGTGTCGAATGACGGGTGTGAGGAGGCGTACGGCGTCACGCCAGGCTTCGTCGAAGAGTTTCTCGTTCGGTGCGAACCAGGCGCATGGGCGGCCGGTGAGGAGGACGGGAATGAGGCGATCGAGTAGGAGGACGGTTTTCCCGAAGCGTCTTCCGCATGCGAGGACGTTGAAGCGGCGTGCCTCACTGACGATGCGTGCCTGCTCGCGATGCAGTTTGGGCAGCTGCAGGTTGACTTTCGGCTTAGGTTTGTTCTTCGGTGATCGGTTGCTGCTCAACATACGTCACCTCGATCTGCATGCCGCCGGAGTGTTCGACTTGATCGTTGGTGAGGCCAAGGAGTTTCGCGAGGTTCATCGCGGCGGCAATCCGCGCGCTTGAGTGCGTGTCGGGTCCGTCGCCGTTCATTTCGGATTCGAGTCGGTGGATGATCGCGCGGGTGCGAGCTTCTAGTTCTTGGATGCGTTCGCGTTCGTTTGCGCGGTGCGTGTCGAGCATTTCTTGCTCGAGGTTCCGTCCGAGTTGGTCCTTGAGGTAGGCGATGCGTGCTGCGACTTCGGGGCGGCGACTGAGGATGCTGCCTTGGCTGGCGGGGGTGGTGCTGTTGTAACCAGCTGCGTTGTACGCTCGCGTTTTCGTTTCGCCGCTCGCGACGGCGCGTGCGAAGTGCTCGTGCCGAATGTTTAGGAGCGGTTGACTTGCGTCCATGCGGTTAGGGTAGCACCTCGAGTCGGTACCGCCGCTCAGCGATGTTGAGTGCGGTGAGTTGCGCTTGCGCTTGCTCGCGGGTAGGGTGGCAGCCCATCACGCGACCATCGTCGTCTTTGATGACGCAGTATTGGTTCCGGCGGTTGACGATCGAGTACGGCATCGTGGCTCCTCGGGGGTGAACGATGAGTGCCAGCGGTTTCCCGCTGGCACTCGCCGCTGGTCATGCAAGCCGATCATGGCTGTCCTCTTTGAGGACTGGTGGGTCGGGGGTAGCGGTGGTTTAGGCGCGGGATTCCTCCCGCAGTCCCCGACCTGCAGGGAGTCTAGCACAAGATCGAGGCGTCTCCCGCGGTACCGGAAGACGCCTCGATGCGTTCGACGGGGCTTAGGTGCTTGGCGGCTCCTCCCGACGAACGCTGAGCGCAAGTCTAGCACGCTCCCGTTTCAGTTGCTGTTCGGGTGGTACGTAGCGATGGTCGCGATCACTCGCTCGTCTAGACTCACGGCGGCTCGATGAATGCAGATGCGATCGATCTGACTGTCATCGAAGCCGAGGACGGGAGCGATCGCGTCGATCAGGATCTTCTCGCGATTCGCGATATCGAACCTCCGAGCGTCCGGCGGATGGAGCACCAGCGTGACGGCGATCCGATCGGTCGCCGTGAAGATCGGCGTGGGATGCACTCGCTTCGTGAGCACCTGCGCGAGTAGCGCGTAGTTCCGCGCGTTCTGGCTTTTGATTCGACGGGTACCCGTCGCGGTGCGGACGGTCGCGTAAGCGTGATTGCTGGTGGGTGGCCACGGGAGCGTGAGGGTGGTTGTCATGCCGCGTTCTCCTCGAGCGTGCGGCGAGCGACGACCATCCCGAGGAGGGTGATGCGGTAGCTGTTGAATGGGGTGCGTTGCACGCTTTTCGCTTCGCCGAGGGTGACGAGTTCCTTGAAGGCGCTGAGGTTACGCCAGCCGTTCTGGCGGGGGATGAAGTCCGGCTCGCCGCGCTCGTGACTGAGGTAGAGGTCGTGGAGTGCCTGATCGAGATGCTTGGGTGGGACGGCTTCCTGATTCTCTTGGGTCACTGGAGGATGTCCTTCATCGTGCCGGCGAGGGGGAGGATGTCGATCGTGCGGTAGAAGAACGTTTTGACGCTGCCGAGTTGCATGATCGGGAGGTACCTGAAGCGTTTGTTGTCGGTGAGGGCATGCGCGACTTTGCGGGCGATGTTGTTCGGTTCGTAGTCCGTGCGGAACGTGCGGATGACCTCGTCGATGGTGATGCCGCCGATGATGCTGATCGCTTCGTTGCCGCGCATCCATTCGATGCCGTCGATCGTGACGCGGGGAATGCGGATGGTGGTGGGTTCGGTGTACTTGGGGAGTTGCCCGATGGCGCCTCGACCTTGGTATTGCGCGTGGATGAGGCGTTCGCAGTCGGTGCGGCTGAAGAGTGGGATGGGGTCTTGCATGCGTTCGTGGCCGATGTCGAGGCGACGCATGATCGGGTACCTGGCGCCGTAGAGGCTCCAGATGGTGCCGCGTCGGTAGTGGCTGCGTTCGAGGAGTTCGGGGTGGTGGGCGGCGAGGTGCTGCTTCAGGTAGTGGGTGGTGACGTAGTGGATGCCGTCGTGGGTGTGTTCGTGGATGTTGATGGGGGTTTGTTTGGGGAGGCTGGGTTCGCGTGGCGGTTTGGGTGCGGCGATCGGTTTGGGTGCGCGTGGGATTTTGGGTGGCTTCGGTTTCAGGTGCTTACGGACGGCTGTCGTGTGGCAGGTGACGCTGCAGTATTTGCTGGTGGGTTTGGGTGGTGTGAAGGTCTGGTGGCATTCGAGGCAGGTGCGGGGGTCTCGGTTGTGCTTGCGAACTTGGCCGAGGCGGAGGTTTTGGCGGCCGAGGTTGATGCTGCAGTCGCGGCTGCAGAACTTCCTGCCGGCGCGTTTGGGGGTGAAGACTTTTTTGCAGTGTTGGCAGGTGACGGGTTGGTTGCGTGGTTCGCGTGGTTTGGGTTTGTGGATGGGGTTCGGGTTGCGTTTGGGCGTGATGCGGGTTTTGGGTTCGGGGAGGTTGGGTTGCTCGTGTTGCGGTTGGGTGCGTTGCCGATCGCGGTATTCCTCGGCGCTGGCGATTTGGTCTTCGCGGGAGCGCCAGGTGCCGCGTTGGTGGGTGAAGACGAAGCTGTCGGTGATGTCGCGGTTGTGGATGACGCGGGCGTGGAGGGCTTCGGCGAGGAGGGGGTGTTGTTCGATGGCGCGTTCGAGGGCGGCGGCGGTGTCGATGTCGAAGTGCTGGTAGAGGTTCACCAGTTTGCCTCGTCGCGTTCGATGCGGTCGAGTTGCGCGCGGAGTTCGCGGAGTTCGTTCTTGAGGCCGATGATGTCGCTGTCGCGATCGCCGTCGGTCTCGATTCGGAACTGGCGTGCGTGGCGTTCGTACGCGGCGCGTGCCTTGGTGGCTTCGTTGAGGAGTTCGGTTTGTTCCTTGCCGACGGCGCGGTTCGCTTTCGCTTCGAGGTCGTCGACGGCGGCGAGGAGCTGCTCGCCGTTCGCGCGGAGGCGAGCGTAGTCTCCCTCGCGGTACTGGATTTGGTCCTTGATGGCGCCGGCGCAGCAGGTGGTGCCGGGGTGGTAGATGATGGCGCGGCCGTTCGCGGCGGTGCGTTTGATGACGGTGCCGCAATGCCGGCAGCCTTGGCGTGGGTTGCCGAGGATGCGGATGTCGTCGTGGTAGGTGCTGGTGATGGTCACGTGGGCTCCTTAGTCGAGGGTGATGCTGTCGAGGGGTGTGAGGCCGTCGCGGAGGCTTCGGCGTGGGGTGGTTGTACCAGGTTGCGTGTCGTTGGTGGTGAGGAGTTTGCGGATGTAGGGGATGGGGTGGGTGATGGTGGCGCCTGCTTCGATGACGGTGCGGATGGCGAGTTCGGTTCTGTGGTCGGTGTTGGTGCGGGCGAGGTTGAGGAGTTGTTCGGCGATGCTGGCGAAGGCGGTGGGTTTCCAGTCGTAGATCGATTGGAGGTCGGTGAGGGCTGCCCAGACGCGGGGGTGCTGCTGAGAGAGGAGGCTGCCGGCGTTGCGGGTGGCGCGGCGTCGTTCGGCTGCTTGTAGGGCGTGTCGGACTTCTGGGTCATCCCCTAGGCTTGTCATTCCCGGCGTGTCGGTTGCGGTGAGGTTCGCGGGTTCCGGGGGGGTAGGGGGGGTTTTAGGTTCAATGTCTATTCCATGACTATTCTCGGTAGGTCTGTGGGGACCCCATGGGGTTCTGTGTGAACCGGGGGGGGTTCCCTGTGAACCCCATGGGGTTCTGTGTGAACCGGGGGGGGTTCTGTGTGAACCCCCTACCTGGTCTTCTGCAGTTTGCTCGACATGCGTGACTTTCGCGGCTTTCTTGCCTGGAGTCGCAAGGCGGTATGCGTTGCTGATCTGCCTGTTGTCCTCGTAGCGCTTCTGCTTCTCGACGATGAAGCCGAACTTCAGGAGTTCGTCGATGGCGCGTTTCACGCTGGATCTGCTGAGATGCGTTTGCCGTTCGATGGTGGAGTGCTTGGGCCAGGTGATGCCAGTCTCGTCGTTCGCGTATGAGGCGAGCAGCAAGAGGACATGGCAGCTGGTTGGGCTGAGGTCACAGTCTTCCTCAATAAGCTGCTTGACGTGCTCGGTCATCTTGTACCCCATGATCACCTCCTTTGGGTGGTGTGCTATTCTTGTTGTGTCGGGGTCACCTCCTTCCCCGACCGACGTGGGTGCTTGACCAGCAGTGGGATCGGCGGAGTGTGGGCTCCGCCGATCTCTTATTGGTCGTTGGTGATGAGGTCGCTGATCCAGGCGCCGAGGGTGCCGATCAGGGTGATGGTGAGGATGATGCCGGCGATGAGGAGGGTGGGGGTCATTCGATCTCCTTGAGGGCTTGCTCGACGGGGATGCCGAGGACTTCGGCGAGTTTGCGGACGGTCTTCGTGTTTGGGCGGACGTGTCCGTTTTCCCAGTAGCTGATGATGGTGCGGCTGACTCCGAGTTGGTTGGCGAGTTGGTTCTGGTCGATGCGGTGTAGGGCGCGGTGCATGCGGATGCGGGCTGCGAGTTGGTCCATGCGTGCCTCCTGGTCGTGAGTGTACCTGGTCTGCACGTTGCGTGCAACGGGTTGACGGTCTGGCGCGAGGGGTGTAGACTTCTCGTACCGCGCCCATACGCGGCAAGGAGGTCATCGTGTTGGAGTTCGATCGGTCGACGGAAGCGCCTTTCACGCTCGCGCAGTGCGGCGAGTGCGATGAGGGGTGCGAGTTCTGCAATCGCGGGTGGGATCTCCTGCCCGTCTGCACGCTCGAGGAGCTCGTGCAGCTGCTCGGTAGCGACCCGGAGGTGCTGTCGTGAGTGACGCGCAGAAGGCCGAACGTCTTGTCGAGGCCGAGAAGCAGCTCGCCGAGCTTTCCTCGAACGGGTTGACGTATCAGGGGGAACCATACGTCACTCACGGCGATGCGCTCAATCTGCTTCGCATCGTTCTCAAGGTGAGCGAAGGCGGCGCGGCGCACTACGTGCGTGCCGCTCGCAACGAAGATCAGCTGCGGAGCTATCAGGTTCATCCTCGCGCTCGCTTGTACCCCAGTGTCGACGTTCTTGCGCTTCTGAGGAAGGTGGCTAATGAGTGATCTGGTGAAGTCGGATGCTCGGCAACTCGTTCGGAACATCGACGATCTCGCGCGCGTCAGCAAACTCCTCGCCGACAGCGGGTACTTCACGGATGCGCGTGATGCCGCGCAATGCGGCGTGAAGGTCCTCGCCGGGTTGGAGATGGGCATCGGTGCGTTCTCGAGCATGGCGGGCATTCACGTCATCAAGGGGAAGCCGTCGATCGGCGCCGGCTTGATGGCCGCCGCCGTGAAGCGCAGCGGGAAGTACAACTACCGCGTGACGAAGCACACGGCGACGGAGTGCGTGATCGATTTCTTCGAGCGTGGCGAAGCGTGCGGTACCAGCAGCTTCAGCATGGATGACGCGAAAGCTGCTGGTCTCGTGAACAACGACAACTGGAAACGAGCGCCTCGCAACATGCTCTTCGCGCGCGCGCTCAGCAACGGCGTCCGGTGGTACTGCCCGGATGTCTTCGACGTGAGCACGTACGTTCCGGAGGAGCTCGGCGCGGATGTCGACGAGGAAGGCAACTTGGTGCGGGTGCCTGCCGCGGCTGCGCCGGCGAAGGTCGCGATCGAACCGGCACCAGCGGCTCCTGCTGCTCCCGTCGAGGCGATCGAGGATGCCGAAGTCCTCCCGGAGCCGATCACGCAGGAGCAGATCACGCTGATCATGCAGGTCTTCAAGGCTGCCGGCATCGACGTTCGCACGAAGGCTGGTAAGGAGCAAGCGAGCGATCTCCTGAGCCACGTGCTCGAGCAGCCGATCACGACGATGAAGGGCATGACGGCGATCGAGGCTGGCGCGTTCCTCACCGCGTTCCTGACGGCCGACGGTGTGGTCGATGAGGATGAGGTGCGCGCGATCGTGCTGGAGATCGGCGCGTGAGCATCCGGCAGGCGCTCGGGATGGACACGACCGTGTTCACGATCGGGGAGGCCAGCGACATCGTCGCTGGCTCCCTCAACATGACGACGCTGGAGGCGCGCGCGATTCTCGATGTCGAAACCGAGGAGCGGAGCCTGTTCAGCATGACGGATGGTGTCGACGTGTGGATCTTCCGCGTCGACTTGTACGCCTGGCTCGATCTTCAGGAGGGTGTCGCATGACGAACTGGTCGCAGGAGATCATGAATCACGCGCTCGAGTTGAATCATCCGATCGCGTTCGCGACTCGCGCGCATCACCTCGCTCGTCGCGTCGCGGAGGTTGGGCGCGCGAAGTGGACGACGGACGCTGGCACGCTTGTCGATCCGGCGGAGGTCGAGCCGTTGTTGCAGGCGTACTCGAGCCTTCAGATCGCGGCGACGGATGAGTACCTGAACGAGAGCGAGTGGGAGGGTGTGCAGGGTGCGCCGTCGCGGTTGCAGACGTTGACGTTCTTGCGGGATTGCTTCAAGCATGCGCAGTGGCAGATCGAGACGACGTTGATCGCTTCGAAGCCGGCGGCGGTGCTTGTCGACGTGAATGGCGAGCTGCAGGTGCTGATCGCTCAGTTGGAGGAAGCATGCAAGGAAGCGTGATGCAGGAGTCCCTGGGGGTGCTGGCGTTGTTCAGCGTGTGGAACCTGCTGATTCTGTTGGCGATCTGGCGGGTGTCGGTTCGTGCTGTGGAGCGTGCGCGGCGGGATGCGATCGTTCAGACCGCGAGTGCGTACGCTGCGCAGATCGCTTCGAAGCCGCCGAGGAAGCCACGCGAGAAGAAGGAGACGAATGATGCTGCAGCATGAGTACGCCATCGAACTGTCCACGCTCTACAACGTGCGATGCGCCAAGTGCCTCGACGTCGAGAACAGCGTGAATCTCTCTCGCGTGATCACGAACCAGAGCAAGGTGCTTACCGTGCGTCTCGAGTTCGACTGCCCGTCTTGCGACGCCACGACCGTCGTGAACTTCGTGCATGCCGGGAATCCGACCGTTGTCCAGTATTTCTGGGTTCCTGGTACTGCGTCGGATCGCTACGCCACCGTTCATTCCAGACCCGAATACCCGATCGGTCATGGTTGGCGCAATAAGCCAGCCGAAGGCACCCCAGCCGTCGTCGCACCCGAACCTGTCGTCGCTCGCGAATCCGAAGCGGAGCGGCGCGAGAAGCAACAGCAGATCGAGCGGACCGCGAATGCCCTCGAAGCGCATCGCAAGATCGCAGAACTGGTGCTTTCCAAACGACGCAGCAAGCTAGCCTTTGCCAATCGCAGCACGGTTGTTGGTCGACTCGCTAAACTTCGTGAGCAATGGGTTTGGGCTGTTGATGCCAGCAATCCCGCGATCGAGGAGATCCTGAACGATCACGGTGGCAAGCTAATCATCGGCAAACTCTGGGAAGATCTGAAGCTGATTGCGACGACTCAGAAAAAGCATCACAGGGGAGGAGTGGCCGCTCAGAGGACGTTCTCTGTCACGCTCGGTAGCCGAGCCCAAGTGTGGTGCTACCTGTTCCCGGCAAAATCCCTCGAGGATGCCCGCAAAGGCGTGCTTCAGATCGGATCGATGTTCTGATGAGCCTGAAGCGCTTGAACCTTCGCATTCGCGCCCACGATGCCCTCCGCGTCGCACTCGCCATCCGCACCATCGGCGACAAGCACGCCAGCATCAACGTCCTCTTCGACAAGGCCGGCAACCCGACCGAGCTCTTCAACAGCGACAACTACTGCGTCGCGTACGTCCCACTCGCCGATCACCTGGTCGAGTGGGACGCCCAGCCGGTCAGCAGCATGAAGTTCTGGGTGACCCTCAACCGGTACCCGGCGAAGCCGATCGGGGATGCTGAACTTCGCATCGAAGCTGAACCCGATCCGGAAGCTGTCCCGTTCGGACGACTCATGATCGACAACTTCCCGATCGGCACTCTCGCTCACGCTGGCAACGACGCGATGGCAGGCGTACGCAATGTCGTACCAGTGAACCTCGAGCAGCTGCCCATCGCGCCACCATCCGGGATGGACGTCCTGCACGTCGCCAGCATCCTGAAGCACGCGAGGAAGCCACCCGCTCGCGCGATGCCCGTCGTCCTCCCTGGTGGCGGGTACGCGTTCCACTACGCCCTCGACGACGGCGGGGAGTTCATCATGGTGAGCCTTCGTGGTCCCGACGATGAGATGAAACGCTTCGATGCGATCGTTCGCACCGTTCGCGAGAAAGCACCCTTCTGATGACGCGAGCGGATTGGGATCGCATCGCGTTGTACCTCCCGGAACGCGCAGAGGGTGCCGTCGTGGAACGCGAAGCACTCTGGTTCGAGTTGATTCTCAGCCTCGCGGACGTCACTGAGATCGCGATGGTCGCGGGTCGTTCGAAGAACAAGGCGCATCTCCTGAGCCTCGTTGATGCGTGCGATCAGTTAGCAGCCGCCGCGATCGACATGCTATTGCAGGGCTTCTACAAGGAGATCGAGCAGGTGCGGGAGTTGATCGAGACGGAGAATCAACGCTCCGCGATTCGGCACGGGTCACCAGCCGAGCGGACCGAGAGCCTCCTGACGCTGCTGCTCGTCCTCACCGAGGAGGTCGGCGAAGTCGCTGAAGCGGTGCAGATCGACAAGAGTTGGCGGACGTGGAAAGTCGCCGATGAGCTGGTGCAGGTCGCATCGGTGACTTGCACGATCCGAGCGATTGCTCGAGCGCGATCGGGCGTGAACGCATGACCTCGTACCGTGGTCGCGATCGGGGTGATGGCGAGGAGCTGCTGAAGGTCATCGTGACGCTTCCGAAGAGCATCCTGACGGAACTCGACATCGTCGTCACGCACTACAAGCAGGAGACGCGGAGTTTCAATCGGAGTGCTCTCATTCAGGAGGCTCTGTCGCTGTACCTGGAGGGTCTGAATGATGAGCGGTAGGGATGTCGTGCTGACGCATGAGGGCGTGTCTTACGTGCCGGCGGATGAGGCGATCTTGCGGGTTCGTCGCGCAAGCGGGTTGTCGATCGCGGGTGCTTACCGGCGGATCGCGATGGCGCGCTCGAGGGGACTGGTGCGGACGATCCTCGTGAGCAAGAAGCAGCGTTGGTTCAGTGTCGATGACTTGGCGACTTTGATCGCTGGCATCAAGGAGGAAGCATGAAGACTTTCGTGATGAGTGTCGTTGTGGCGTTCGGGTTCGCGTTCGGGATGAGCAGCCCAGATCAGGCGTACGTGACTGGCTTCGCGAGCGTGATCGCGAGTGAAGCGGATTGGGTGATGACGGAGTGCCCTGAGGGTCTCGACGTGCCGGTGATCGCGTGCGTGTTCGGGAGCGGGAATCAGGAGCTCGACAAGATGATCTTGGATTTGTACGTGCCTCGGTACGCTGAGTGGTTGGTGCCGTGGGTGCGGTCGAGTGAGATGGCGATTGGGCGGATGATGTCGACGGGGATCGGGGAGATGCACGTGATGAGTTTCGAGGTGAGTCCGTTCGTGACGCTGGTGTTCTTCTGGAAAAAGTTCTAGCGGCTGCTGGTGTTCGATCTGATCCCGTCGGGTTCGCTCGACGGGATTGTTCTTTTGGGGATAACCCGCCGGGAGTTGACACGGCGTCAACTACGGGTTTAGAATGCCTTCATCAGCGGGATCACCCACACCCTGCCCGCTGCAAGGAGACGAGCATGAGCACCATCTTCGACACCACCCCGACCACCAGCATCGACCACACCATCTGGAAGAAGTTCAACGAGTACACCTACGTCACCCCCGAGGAAGTCCTCGCCGCTCACGGCAACGACATCTCCACCGTCATCTTCGCCGCCCTCATGAACGACAACACCGCCGACCTCCTCAACGACATCGCTGACCAGCACCACTGCGAACCCAGCGACATCCTCCGCAGCATCAGCCGCACCCTCCACGCCGCCCGCGCCTGAACCCCCCCGCCCCGGCAGCCCACACTGCCGGGGCACCCCCACAAGGAGGCACGCAATGAGCTCGAAGACGAAGACCATCAAGGTGATCGTGTACCCGGACGGCAGCACCTCGTCCATCACCCGCAGCAGCCGCGGCTGGGCGTGGTACCCGCCCCGCAGCGGGAAGCACGAGAGCAGCGACCTCCAGGGCGTGGCTAGCAACGCCGCGCAGTACGGTGGCAAGATCGAGATCCGCCCGAACCCGTACTACCGCGAACCCACCGGCATGGAAGTCCTGCAAGCCGCCCTGACCAAAGCCTTCTCCCCGACCCGCCGCCGCTGAACCCACTCGCCCCGCCGACCCACAATCGGCGGGGCACACTCATAAGGAGACGACATGCCCACCTGCCCGAACGCACCCGCTCGCGAGATCGAGCACCAGACGCGACTCACCCGCATCCGCGAGTTCATCGAACTCGCGAACCACAAGAACGACCCCGAAGCCCACCGCAAAGCGCAATGGGTCCTCCACCGCATGAACGGCATCGCACTCTTCGGCGTCTACCCCTACCAGTACAAGGAAGCCGAAACCGTCTGGAACTTCGCGATCGAGTTCCTCAGCGGCCGCCGCGATCGGAACGCCCTCGAACGCATCAACGACCTCCACCCCATCGACGCCGCGATCGACATCGCGTACGACCTCCACACGAACGCACCCCTCAAGCACTTCATGCAGCACGAACGCGACGTGCCCGAAGCGTTCCTCGTCGACCTCTTCATCAACATCACCCGCATTCGCGACCTTGAACGCGAGAAGATCATCACCCTGGAGGAACAAGAATGAACCGCATCGCCGCGCTCGCCACCATCCTGATCGCCAGCCTCACCCTCACCGCCTGCAACGAAGTGACCGTCAACTGGATTCCCGAACTCGTCTGGAATGAGAGCGTGTACGCCGGCGAGTGCCACGTCGACATCGCGATTCAACCGAGCGCTCGCGTGCACTTCATCCTCACGAACTGCAAACCAGGAACTCGCGGTTGGCTGCACCTCGAAGGCGGCATTCATCCCCTCAGCGCTCGCCCATTCATCTGGAGCCCGAACCCGCGCCGCATCCAGAATCAGTACTGGGTTCGCGTGAACCTCACTGACGGCAGAACCGATCCGAAAACGAGCGGTGAACCCGTCGAGTTCATCGGGATGCTCTACTACACCTGGTAACGCTCAGGATCCACGAGGACGCCCTCGGCGCTAGTCGAGGGCGTCCTTCCTTTACTGCTCTTCGAACAACGGGAACACCGCCTGAGCGCGACCAGGTAACTCTATTTCGCCTGGCGGCATGAGATTCAGCGTCTTGACCCATCGCGTTTTGTCACCACTCGGCTGATCGGTTCTTCGCGGCTTGCCGTCAGTATGTTTCCACTGCCTGCCTCGAGCGATCGCCTCCATTGACCAACCAGCCGCTCTGAGGCTCGTCCCTGCTTCTTCCTCCAGGATGTACGTTTGGATTTTGCCGTAACCGAGTTGCTTCCCGATCCTGGCGGCGGCACCGTAGAGCATCGAGCAGGCGTTCGGGGTTCCATCCGTCGCGAGCCTCGTGACTTCAAGAACCTGCCTTGGGTGACCAGCCAATCTAGCCACGGGACGTCCAATCACGGCTACGCCTCGAAGATTGTTTTGCTCGTCGATGATGCCGATGCTGAATCGATGACCCAGGACTGGCTTGTGGTGACGATGGAATCTGCCGACGAACTCGTTCGCCTCCGTAAGTTCGACTGGGATGATCGTCAATCTGATCGCGTTACCCGGCTTCATGCCTGCCGCCTTCCGACATCAACAATGCGTGAGATAAGCGAACACCCCCGGTCGCCCGGGGGTGTTTCACTTCGTCCTCGAGCGCGATCAGCGTCGCCAGTCACCACCCGGATCGAACCGCGGATTCTCCTGCAGGAAACCGACACGCGCGAACGACCGCGCCTCGACGCGCTTCCGCATCGCGAGAACCCGCAACCAATCCGGCTTCGATTCATCACGAGCGACAGCCTCGAGTCGCTGAGCGACCCGCACGAGTTCGACGGGAGAAAGGCGCGACAGGGGAGAGTACGGAAGTCGTTTCATGCTGCCTCCAGATCCGCGTGTGGGCACGGGATCGATTCGCATTCTACGAGTGACGTACCATCAAGTGGATGAGAGCACCCACTGCCGTCATGATCAGTCACGTCAGCCGCGGGTACGCTGGCGGACTCCGCGATCAAAGCCTCGCCGCGCTCGCGACCGCTGGCATCACCCCAACCGTCATTGTCAGCACCCGCATTCCCGGCACCGACACTGAAGTGAAGCGCGTCGCATGGCACGCGATTCACCACGGAGCGAACCACCCCGACGGACTCCTGTTCTTCGAGGACGACATCACCGTCGACGCGAGCATGATGCGAGCCGCGCTTAGCTTGGACTATGGCGATCACGACCTCGTCACCTTCTGCCTGCTACGCCGCACGCTCCTGCCGGCAGCTCACCAGGATCGGTACAGCAACGGTGGCGCATCGTACGTCGTCCCGATCGGACGGGAAGCGTGGCGTGATGACAAGCGCGGATTCCACGGCAGCATGGGACTCTGGCTCAGTCCCACCCTCGTCAGTCGCGCCATCAGCCTGAAGCACGAGTTCATGACACCCACCGGTGAACCGATCACGAGTCCGATGACGCCCGCCGAGGAAACGCGCGGGAAACCATGCGGTTTCGACTTCTGGCTCAGAGATCGAGCACTCAATCCCGCGACGGTCATGCCGAACCCGATCGGTCACCGAACCGATCAAGCGAGCACCATCAAGGTTGCGAGGAAGTTCCGAGCGTAGTACCATCTAAGGGTGCCGTCAGGGGCATTCGAGGTCGAGCGGTCGTCTCCCGCTCGACCTCAACTTTTACGGGATTGCACGTTCGAAGTACCACCGCGTAATCTTCTCACCGCCGCGTCGTTTCCGCGTGAAGTTCACCCACCAGCCGCTCGGCAACCGCGGTCCTCTCCCCTTCTCGACGTGATACCCGGCGCCACCCGAGAACTCGTCCTTGAACGTGCCGACGACGTAATGCTCCTGCTCCGTCGCGAATGGTCGGTACCGCTTCATGCCGAGACGCCACTGCTCATGCGCGACGTAGTAACTGCTGTGAACGTGCCCACTGACGACGAATCGAGCGTCAGGGTACGTGACCGCGCGACGTTGCGCCTGAATCACACCCTTCGTGACTTCCCCGCCACCACCGTACCCGTGACTGATCCAGAACGGCACGTCGACGATGCGAGGATCGTTCTCATGCCGGATCTTCGCAACCGCGTACGTCTGGTAACCCGGCGTGACTGGCGTGCCGCCCGCTCGCGTGAGGTTCGCGGCGAGGAGCTGCTCGATGCGGACGCCCGCGACACGCGCGACACTCGACTCGTGATTCCCCTGCAGGATCACCCAAACGTTCCGAGCGTACGGCAGCAGGAAGTCCGTCACGTCATCCAGCACGGCACCCAAGTACGAGCCAGCTTCGGCGTACTCCCGCTTCAAGGCCGATAAGCTAGCGCGCCGATCGCCGTACCCCTGCATGACGTCGAAGACGTCGCCGAGAAGCACGACGAGTGCATCCCGCTCGACAGCTTCGTCGAGGAGCGCCCGTACGGCTTGCCGATCAGCGCGAGCATTGTCGAGATGCAAATCCCCGAGGAATAACAGCGTCGCCGGGTTACCAGTGGCAGTCTTACCGATCGCGATAGGGACGTGGGGATGCTGCTGGATTTCCCAACTCACTTCGCATCCCCGTGCAGCTCACGAATCAGATTCTCAAGGTGACGAACGCGCTGCTCGAGCTCCTGCCGATAAGCGCGTTCGCTGTTCAACTCGAGCCGCAAGTTCCTCACGACGAGTTCCATCGTCTGCACAGCCGTATGATCCGCACTCGCATTCTTCCCGCGGCGAGTGAACCAGTGCGTCAGGACGGCACTCAGGACGCTGCTGCCAAGCGCGACGAAACTGACGAGCACCTCGGTGCTCAAGGCGTCACATCTTCCCGGCCTGCTCCATGAACGCAGTGAGGGCAGGGTCATCGTTCACGGTGGCAGTCGCGATGCGAACTGGCGCATCCTGTTTCGCTTGAACGACTTCAGGTTCCGTTTCGGCATCGTGCTTGAAGACCCCGACGAGATTCAGGATCGTGACGGCCGCGTCGATGAGGAGCTCGATCGCCTTCACGGCCTGCTCACCCCACGCTAGATTCAATCGCAACGCGGTCGCTCGCAAGTAATCGAGGACGAGTTCCTTCTTCTTCGCGCCAGTCGTGTCCTTACTCGCGACGGACTCCACGACGGCGATGCCGGCAATGACGTGAGGCAACCACGCGAGGATGATCGGAATGAACTGCAGGTAACGCATGCGAACCTCCACCCTCAGGGTATCAAGACCGACCGCATCTGGTTACGCGCCGCATTCGTCTGCGACGCAACCAACTGACGATCCGGTGAATCACGCGAGGCGAGCGACGAGTGTCGTTCGGAAGAACACCAGCGGCGTGACGCTCGTGTTCCTGCGATTGAATCCTTCCGGCCTGAATCTGGGGTTGATGTTCTCGAGGACGAGATCGTGCTCGAGGAGAATCCCGACATGCCCAACGAACGTTCCCGCCTTCGTCGGTGCGACATCCCACCTGAAGAGCAGATCGCCTGGCTGCGCGAGTTCCCGCATGATCCGATTCCCGATGTACCGCTGTCCCGGCGCGGGTTCGATGATCCCGTACCCATCACTGCGGAGGCTGCGTTCCATGTCTCGCGCCCACGGGTCGTTGTCATCGCCGGGAGCGCGTTCCACGCGAGCTGTGAGATAGGAGTCGTAGAAGTTGATGCCGAGCGCATGCTCGACGACGATCCGCGTCATCTTCAGGCAGTACCCGCTCGCGACGGGAAGCTGAAGTTCACCCGCGAGCGCCTTCGTGCAGCTCCTACTGATTCTCTCGTTGCTTGTCACGCTGTTTGCGCCTCCGATCGACGAATGCTTGCGCGATGCTCGCGCGGGTTCTGAGGACGGGACGGTACTTCGGGCCTTCCGCCCAGGCGTCGATGAACTCGCCGCCATCGAGCGGATCGAACCACCGCATCCCGAAGCTCATGCTGCGCATGATGCGATTCGTTTGCTCTCGACCCGTTCGATCCTGCCGATGCTGCACCGGGTGCGGGAGGATGCTGAAGACGCGCTCGTTCCGGTTCTCGCGGAGCCAGACGTGCAGGCGTCCATCCCACGGGTTGCGATGCGATCGACCATCCGTGCGAGTAAGGACTTCGATCATGGTGTCGAGGAGCCGCGCGGGAATGAGGACGCATTGCGTGCCGAAGAGTGCCGCGCGTTCCCTGACGGCGTACGCTCCGCGGACGAGTGCTTCCTCGTTCGTGATGCTCCGCTCGATCTCCCGACCGAAATGCTCTCGCAAGCGCGCCGGCGTATCGTTCAGGTACAAGTACGTGACGGCGTCCAGGCGGACGGCGAGATCGAGTGCCCACGGGAACAGTTGCTGGTCGATGTCGATGTCGTCCTCGACGTACAGGGTCGGGAGGCGTTTCGTTGCCGCGTGCGTGAGTGCTTCGTGGGCGATCGCGCGATTCTGCGCTGGTCCAGCTGGATTGCAGGGGCTGAGGAAGACGATGGGGTCGAGACCAGCCTGCCGGAGTTGCGGGATCGTGCGTGCTCGCGCTGTCTCCCGAACGCGGCAGGATGCCATGACCGTCAGGACGTCATGGGACACCGAAGAGCACCATCCGCGCTCGCTCGACCGTGATCGAGGCCGAGCTGGTCTTGTTCGCGAACCAGACACTCACGACGTCATCCTCGTCGAGTTCGAGGAGCCACATGGAGTGCAGCTTCGCGACGACTTGATTCGTCACGCTCGCATTGCATTCCGTCGCGTCGATCGGCGTGCCGTTCAACGCGAGTTTGATGCCGAGCGTCTTCGGTGCGGATGCCGTGACGTCCGCGGTCGCGATCACGTACGTCATCTGCGGTCCCGGATCGGTGCGGCGAATGCCGAACACGCCGCTGGCGCCGGCGGCGGTACCGACGTCCGTGGTGCCCTCCAAGGTGCCTGTGAGGCCGCTGTTGATGAACACCCCTGGCGTGATGCCAGTGAAGTCGATCGTGCCGCTTGTCGTGCGGTACAGCGCGCCTCGGAACTGGTTAGCGGGTGGACCCGCGGGTCCGACGGCTCCCGCCGTGACGACGAGCGTTTCGGTGTTGTCGACGACGACGATCATGCCTTGACCTCCCGCTCGACCGTCAGGGCGCCATCGAGGATCGTGAGACGCCTCGAGTCACTGAAGGTGATGGTGATCTCGTACACGTACCAGTTCAGCGTGAGTGCTCGCGTTTGCGTCGGTGTGAGCGTAAGGGTGAAGACGCCACCCGTCGCGTTCGTGATGACGACCTCGGGAGCGGTCGTGAACTGCAGCGCAGGTGCGCCGCCGGGGACGGGAGCGATGCTGAACTCCACCGTGGCGCCGAGGAGACTCACGGGCGTCGTGTTGTCATCTTCCTTGACGGCGATCTGGTGCTTGAACGTGTCGCCTTGCCTGGCTGTGAACGTGTACGCCATCTAGGGTTCCTCCTCGGGATCCGGTTCGGGTTCGGGTGCTGGCGGGGAAATGAACTCGTCGAGGACTGGATCGTACGTGCCACCGATCCGAGCGTACCGACCACGGAACGAACCGTCCTCGCTAGTCTCCAACCACGTGTCTTGATTCCGATAGAGGCCGTGCAGGAATGCTTGACCGAGCGGTTCGCTGTCGGGGAAGGACAAGTTGCCGCAATCTTGATTGCTGACGACGACTACTTGGTCGATGATGCCGTCCGCGGGAACATGCGCGAAGAGGTGACTCATGAGAGGGGGTACCTAATCACGATGATGCCGCTTCCTCCGTTGCCTGCGTTTGCATCATCTGCACCACCGCCGCCATCTCCGGTATTCGCTGCGCCAGATGCGCCACCCGTACTTGGGGTCACTTGCCCATCGCCGCCGGTTGCGTACGTGACGCTTGAGCCGGTGATGTCGCTTGCAAGGCCAACGCCGCCGACGGTTTCGACAGTGTTGTTATTAGCCGATGCGTTCGATGCGGCTCCACCGGCACCGCCCCCACCGGCTGCCGCAGCAACGGTTCCAGCAGTTCTTGTTGCGCTCGCATCACCACCTTTGTTCCCCTGGCCGCTTGTTCCTGCTCCACCTGTTGCAGTCGTCGTTCCGGTTGTCGATCTCGACACTGCGGCTCCGCCGCCGCTGCCTCCCGATAATCCATTGTTATCGCCGAAGTTGTTTGAGCCGCCACCACCGCCCCCGGTGGCAGTGATTGAAAGTTCAACGATTTGGCTATTGCTACCGCTTGCGCCAGCGTCGTTTACGGTTGCACCAGCGCCACCGCCGCCGATCGTAATCGTGTAAGTCGTTGCGGTGACCGTGCTGGAGCCGGTTAGCATGCCGCCAGCGCCGCCGCCAGCGCCAGCGTTAGCTCCTCGACCTCCTCCTCCGCCGCCTGCGACGACGAGGTACTCGATCAATCCATCAGAACCAGCGTCAGACACGACGAACGAAGTGCTGCTCGTAAACGTGTGGATCTTGTAGTTCCCGACGGTAGTCTCAGTGCCGCCCGTCGCGCTGATCGGAACGAATCCGCCTGCGGCATTCGCGAGGAACGCTGGGTCACCCAGCTTGAGGGTCTTCACGGTTCAACCGCCCACGCGGCGATGATGTCGGTCTCGTTCGTTCCGAACGCCGTCAGCGTCAGGATGCCGACCTTGTTCGCGTTGAGCGTGAAGCCCGACGCGGGTTTCGTACCCACCCAACGCCAGCTCGCCGAGTAAGTGATCGTGCGATTCGTGCCACCGTTGATGATCCTCAGGGTCGCCGATCGACCCGCCGCGCGGTTACTCGTCACGAGCGACGTGATGTTCCCCGTCAGCGTCCCTGTCGTCTGAAGCATCGAGCTGCTCAAGTCCACGGTGATCGTGCCCGAGGTGCCAAGCGTGACGAGCGTCGTCTCGACCTGTTTATTCGTGACGATCGCACCCGTCATCGTGCCGCCCGACAACGCGAGGAGGTCACCGACGGCGACGGAGGCTTGCTTGATGAGCTTTCCGGTTGTTCCGTCGAAGAGCGCGATCCGATCCGTCGTCACGCTCGACGGTCCCACGACCAGATCAGCTTCGAGCTTCGTGCCGTCCTGCAGAACCTTGCCGGTCGTACCGTTGTACACGGCGACCCGTCCCGAGGTCGCGCTAGCGGGACCCTCCACGAGATTCGCTTCCGTCTTCGATCCCTGCTTCACGAGCTTCCCGGTCGTGCCATCGAACACGACCAACCGCTCATTCGTGACGGTCGTTGCGGGACCCTCGACAGCCTTCCCGAAGTTATTGTTCACCTTCGTCATGCCCGCCCGAGGAGTATCCCCAGTTCCGTCGTTCGCGACGGTGCCAACATTCACGGTCTCGAAAGCCATCAGTTCCTCCCGCTCGCCGTCACGAACACCATATCGACACGGTACCCCGCCTCGATCGGCGTTCGCGCGAACGACTGCAACGCCAGAATGTCAAAATCCCCAAAAATCACCCGGATCAGAACGGCATCCTCAGCGGCAGACTGAACTGCGCTCACGTCCCCCGCTGCCGTCACGATGCCATCATTCGCCACCGACCACACTTCACCAGTCACGCGCAGCAACTGAGGACCAGGTCGACCACTGCCAGCCTGGAACCAGACGCTCCCGTACGGATTCCTGAGCATCTGACGATCGAACGTGATCGAATCCGCTTGAGCATTCCCGACAATGTACGACCACGATCCCGATGAATCACGAAAAATCACGAAGCCATTCGTCGCGGGAGCATCCTCATCCCACGTGAACGCTGTCGTGCTATCCAGCGTGATCGCGGTCGTATCAAGCGTCACGAACGGCGTCATGCTGGACCCGTCGGCGCGAACGCGAGCGTCACGAACACATGCGGTTGCTCCAACTCGATCGTCGCACTCACGATCCCATCCACCGCTTGCGTACCCTCGTAAGTCACCACTTGCGTCGCCAAGTTCGCCGTCGCGATCACCGAGTACGCTGCCTCGTACGCTTCCTTGTACGACGCCTCATCCATCAGGACCCGCACGGTGAGTGGTGATGGTAACTCGAGGAGATCGCCATCCACGCGAGCATCCGTCGAGTACCTCGGCTGGAATGCCGTGACGGCGTACGATTTCGTTCTCGGCTGGATCGTGTACACGTTGAACGTCAGGACGCTACCGACGCTCGGCGTGATCGACAGGGGAGTCACAGCGTCTCCTTCGTTTGAGTGAGGCGACGAACGAGGGCGTCGAGCACGATCGCTTCCGCTTCGAGATCAGCGTCGTACCGCTGCCCGGCGTAATACCTCGTCGTGACGCCGCCATCGATCGTGATGCGGTACTCGACGCGCTCGACGGGCATGATGACGTTCGTGCCGCCGTCACCAGGTGCGATATCCAGTTCCGTCGCGATCCCCTGGTACCCCTGCAGGTCGACGATTGCGGCTTCCTGCTGCAACGGCTTGATGAGACTCTGGAAGACGCGATCCCTGACGTCAGTATCGACTTCGTACATAGCGCAATCGTAGATTCGCAAGCCAGTCACGCCGAGGATCTTGATGAACTGAACAGGGTCGATCGTGATCGACGTTGCTGGCGCTGGTGGATTCAATGGAATCACGACCTGCCTCGGGATGATTTCCGTGTCCGTGTTCGTCGCGGGAAACTCGTACACGACCTCACTCGTCCACGTGTACTGAGTCGGACCGATAAAAGCCGACTTCGAACCAGTTCTCAGAATCGGCACTGGCGCATCGCTGCTGTACCAGAGAACGATGACGTCTCCAGCTTCAGCGTCGATTTGGATGACGCTCGGATCAGACCAATCGACCGCCTGCCCACTGGCGTGAGCGACAGCTGCGCCAGCGTAAACGCTCGCGTAAGTCGTCAGGTCCCCATCCGTGCCATCAGCAAGATCGTTCCAATCAGCATTCGCTGCGAACGACTCGCTTCTCCTGATGTAGTAATCAAGCGGGTTCGTGACTGTGATGACCTTCTGAATCAACGGTGCATCACTGACGCCTGGAAAGACGGCAGTCGTCGGCTGTATCGACAATGCACCAAAAGCGTTGCCGGTCATATCGACCGTCGTACTGCTTGTCGCCTCACGAGAAAGCACAGTCACGACATTCGCTTGAGGTCCGCCAGCAAACAGTACGAGGTACGGGAACGTGAACTGGTTCTCTGTCGAGATGGGTTGCCATTCGACGCTGACATTCGGATCGGTCTCATCAACCGCAAGGCTAGAATCGAACACGCGACGGAAGAAGAAGTACCCCGTCGCATCGACACCCCACCTGACTGGAGGAACGACATCGCCAGCGTTGAACGTGACGCCGTCGTACACGTACGTCTCGCTGGCTGGCACGATGAATGCGCCGACTTGCGCTGCTCTCTGATCGAGGAAGTCCCCGAAAATCTGAAAGTCCGTCTGCGCAGTTCCGATCGAGAATCCAGTCGTGGGTGTCGAATCTGAATCCCTCGTCACGCCGGGGTAAACAGTCACGCCAAGAGGACCAGTAAGACTGAATGCCGGAAGATCAGCAGCATCCGTACTGGTGAGGCTAGCGTAAGGCCAGTACGGAAGCCGAACGATCGGAGCCTCGTACATCCGCTGCTTCAACCCGAGCGCCTCGTACACCTGCACGCGATCCGATCGAGTCGTCCCGACCGTCGTCACGACACCCTTCCAGACACTCACCCACGAACTCGTACCCGTGTCGTACAGCTGCAGGGTGATGATGTACCTCGGACCGATCGCGTTCCTGCTCGGCAACGCGCTGAACTGCATCGTGAGGCAGTTACCAGCGGAGTCGACATCGAAGCTGTCGAAGCTTACGATGCCGCCATCGCCGTCCACTTGACCTGGTCCGTACGTCGCGACGCTAACGTTCGCTGGCGTCGCGACCTGCAATCGCCACTGCATCAGAGGGGCCTAAGTGCCTTCGTGATCCCGCGAGGACCGAACGTTTGCGTCGTTGGCATTCTGATTTCGACTCCCTCCAGGATGAGGCGATCAAGGAGTGGCGTGAGGCGCTCGAGGCTCGCAGTGAATGGCGGGAGGGCATCGAAGCCGCTGTCGCGCGTGAGGTCGCCACCACCGACGGCTGCAGCGAGGAGATTCGCGGCTTGCAGCATGCGAATGCTCGCTTCGACGATGGGTGTCGCGACGGCGAACTGGACGCCTTGGCTGGTGCCGGTGAAGACGGCGGGTGTCGGATCGGGGAAGACGGTTGGGCGATCAATCGGCGGCACCGGGGTCGGCGTGGGTGGCGTCGGCGCCGGAGGCGTCGGCGTTCTCGGTGGCGTGCCACTTGGCTTGTTTCCACCCCACCTTCCACCGCCGCCACCTCGAGGGGGTCCATCGGGGTATCGATCGCCGGGTGTACCGCCACCAGTACCTGGCGGCTTCCTCGGAATGCGAGGAATGCCGATGAGGGTATCGTCTGGCGGTTGCGGTCCCCTATCCCCCGGTGGTTCATCCGGTGGTTCATCAGGTGGCTCGACGGGAGCAGGTGGCCCGACAGGAATGGGAATCGTTTCCGCGGGAGGCGGAGGTTCCGGTCGAGGTTCACGAAGGTCAGGGAACCCACCTGGAGGAGCCGAAGGTCCAGAGCCGATCAGAGGAACGAGGTTGCGAACTCGACCAAGCGTGAGGATCGCGACGGCAGTATTGATCACGGTCGCGAGCGCGTTGTACACCCCGCGGATGACTGCCGCGACGCCATTCAGGACGGGAGCGAGGACGTTCTGAATGATCCACGTGATCGGCTTCAGGGCTCCAGTAAGGAGCGAACCGAACGCGGAGAACAGGCTGCTTGCGACGTCGATCAGAGGCTTCAATGCGTCGAACAACGCGACGAACAACGGACTCAAGGCTTCAATCAGCGGCTTGAAGACATCCGTCAGGATCGCCGTGATAGGTTCGAGTGCGTAACCGAGCAGATCGACGAACGCCACAATGACCGGCTGCAATGCCGTTAGGAGATCAACGACGGCTGCGAGGAACGGTTCGAGTGCAATCGCAATGACGCTACCGACCACGTCGATGAACGGCTGCAGAGCTTCGAGGGTTCTCTCGAAGACCGCTCGAACAGCCTCGCTGGCGTCGATGACGGTCATCAGGATCTCGGCCAGGATCGTGAACGGATCGAACGTTAGACTAACCGCATTCGTCGCTTCATCCAACGAAATCGAGAAGCCGCTGAGGAGATCGCCGAGGAGAGGAACGTTTGCCGTTAGCGTGTCGAATAGCCTGACGACTACATTCCCGAAGCCAGTCAATGCCTCAGAAACGTAACCGAGCTGGTCAGCGAAATGATCGAGGATCGCTTGGATGCCCGTCGCGATACCAGTCGGCAGATCGCCACCTTCGCCGGTGATCCCGAGAAGTTCATTCTTGAGAGCTACGACTTCCCGAAGTCGTTCGGCGAGGCCCAGGTAGGATTCCGACTGAGCGCCAACGAAATCCATCTCCATCCCGATGGCGATGGCGTAATCATCGAACGCGCGAATGAGTTCATTCTCCGTGACGAGACCGAGTTCAAACTTCCTGCGAGTCAGGTTGGCGGTTTCTTCAGCCAACTCCATCGTCGATTCCGCGAACCGAGCGTAATCCGGGAACTCAGCTTCCGCGGCAGCTCGACTCGTTTCCTCGATGCCTAGCCGAATATCCTCGGTGCCATCGACGATGTCGTCGATGAGTTCGTTCGTCTCAGCCGCGTTCCGATTCAGGAAGTCCAGGACGGCATTCGTTTGCGCTTCGACCCCGTCGACGATGTTCTCAGTGAACTCGAGGACTTCTTCGCCGGTATTCCTGACGTCATCCTCGATGCTGTCGATGATCTCGCCGCGAATCCGATCGCTTTCCTCGACGCCATCGTTCACCAGGGTCGCGAGATCGTTCATGTCGCTCGCGATCTCATCCGCAAGCAACTCGGTTTGCCGCGTCAATCCATCGCTGATGCGTCTCGCGTCAGATACTGCCGCTTCGATGGATGCCGTGAGTTCTTCGTAGTCGAACTCGAAGGTGTCGATGCTGTCGATGAGCGCGTCGATGGCAGCGATGTTCGTGAACACGAACTCGATGGCTGCGTTCGCTTGCCGCTGCAACGCCTCGGCTGCAGCGTCCGCTGCCGCGCTCGCTGCCTCGATGCCATCGGTGATGCTTCCCAGGGCGGCAGCGTTTGCCGCGTCGATTTCCGCGATCGCTTCATTCGCTGCCGCTGCGGCAGCAGCTGCGGCTGCCATCGCTTCAGCAGCTTCGTCGCGTTGCTTTACGCTGGATTCCGTCGCGGCATCCGTTGATTCAGCGAGTGCCCGATTGGCATCAGCTAGCGGTTCAACGCCGGAAGAGACGGCAGTCTGATTTGTTCGCGTTATTCCCTCGACGGTGCGATTCAACGCAGCGGTCGCTGCGTCGTTCGCTTCGAGTTCCGTCCGAAGTGTCGCTTGCCTCTCCGCGAGGATCGTCACTTCGCCAGCGGACTGCGCGAGGTAATCGTTGTTCGTGTTGATCGTCGAGTTCAGCAGGCGAATGGTCTCAGTGTGATCCTGAGCATCGCGACGTTCCCGCAACCGAAGGCGATTCACTTCCCGCTGGTTAATCGCGTTCTGTTCGAGGAGACCATTCCGTCGATCGATCAACGTGTTCAGATTCGACGTCGTAGTCAGCAGTTCAGTTTCGATATTCGATCGTGCGGTCGCGAGGACGGCTTCCTCGCCGGCAACCTGAGCGCGCGCCCACGCTTGAACGATTCGATCAAGTGCTTCCTCGGCGGTATCCGCCGTCGCGATCGACTCGAGGGCGTAGTTGATGAACGCTTGCCGACCGTTCTCGTTGATGTCATTCGCGAGGGTCGAGACGCGGCTGAGGAGCGAGTCGCGTGCCGCGCGATCCGCAATGCGAGCGCCGACTTCCTCGAGCGTATCCCCGCTCGCGATTGCCGTCTCGGCGTACTCGAGGAATGCCGTCTTCGCATCACCATCGAGGGTGTCAGCGATCTCGTTCACTTTCGAGCGGAGACTCTCGACGCTGTCGGTCGAGTCCATCACCGATGTGCTAACTGCGCGGATCGGGGTGATGAAGTCTCTCGCGGCAGTCGTTAGTCGTTCAGTTTCTGCGGTGACGAGTTCGATCGCGCGCGCGTTGCGTTCCAACGCGATGGAGCCAGGACCGAGTTGCTCCTCGACTTCTTTGGCGCTGTCTCGCGTTGCGAGGAAGCCTGCCGTGAGGCCAGCGAGGGCGGTGACGCCGAGGATGATCCACCCGGCTGGACCAGCTGCGGCGAGCATCGCTGTGCGAAGCACCGTGATTGCCGTCGTGACTGCCGTCAAACCGGTGCGGAGTGCGAGGAAAACTTCGACTGCCTTACCTGCCGCGAGAAGCAGCGGACCGATGCTTGCAACGACCGCAACGATGATCGTCGCGATGCGAAGCACGAGCGGATTCAACTCGCTCATCGTCGTGAGCCAGCCAGCGAGGCGATTCACGAGATTCGTGACGAACTCCAGCAAGCCGCTTTCGGCGACGGCGATCTGCAACGCCTCGAAGGCGCTGCTCAACTCGGCGATCGCGCCGTTGAAGCCCTGCATGCGCG